CTATTTTTAGTCCATGTACACCGTTTGCGGTATACACATCTTTGTCCAAGTGTGCGGTAACTATATGTTCTAGCTCGGTCAAATCTGCATCGTCTCCTTGCAAATTTATCCCTGTGAATACCCATACACTACTTTGCTTATTCCACACATTACCATTCGACTGCAAATAATAATCTCCGTCTGCGCCCCCACCATTATCTGGTTCATTCTCGCCGAAGAACCACTTGCTACCGTCTTTTCCTTGTCCACCACCTCCCCCTCCTTCAATGGTCACTGGTACAAACTTACTTTGTATCATATCGAAATATTGTGGTATCACCCCTCCAAGCGCGTCACGTATTAGTTTTATCTTTGTAAAATCAATACTAGACGCATCACCAGTACCGCCTGTAGAGGCAATAAAAATACCCTTTCCCTCGTCGTAAATTTGAGGAATAGGGCTACCAAGTGCGTCACGTATTAACTTTTTATTATTTATGCTCATATGTTTATCTCCTTCCTGTGAGTAATGCGCCTAATTTCATCGCTTTACATTTCTTCACTTTATGAGGTAATGGAAAGCGTAATTGTGGGTAGTCACCTTCAACCCATTTCCATACGTTTTCAAAGTCCCAGCCTTGATAATTCGATTTTGTCAGCATTTGTGCTGTTGTACGAGCTATCGTAAAATCCGGATTTCCTAAAACACTTGTCCAAAATTCTGACCAACTATCTCCACTTATTGGCTCTGCATCATAGAATGGATTTCCCCAATTTGGGTTATAATTCGGGTCGCTTGGATGTGGAGAGCCTCTATAGTCCGTTCCGATTTGATTTTGCTTTTTATGATAAAGTTTATTGTCTGTTCCTCTGACAAATTGTGATGCACCGTAATAGTCAAGACCTACAATCCACCCATCATTTGTTCCATACCTCTCAACATCTACATAGCAATTTTGAGGTTGCAACTCTTGCTCATTATCCATACTAATAAGACTATTCTTAGCATATTTGGCGCTATTACTGAACATTGCTATGCTATAACAATTTTTTAATCTCGCTTCATTCCCCTGAATCACACCTACAATTCCATGTTGTTCTGCATAATCTTCCTGTGCTGCAAACATTTGTCCTTTTGTGAAACAGTTCGTTATATCTCCTTGGGGATAAGTCATTAACATTGCAACATAATCACCTGTTAACTCTGCATCTACATAACATTTGTTAATCTTTATATTTTGTTCACTCCCAGACGAAACCGCTAATCCTCCTACGCTACTATAACTATATGGTACGTATATTTTACCTTCTACACTACAATTTTCGACTATTACATAATCTGCCAACACAGATGATAGTATAGCTGCAACAATACTTGCAGTTCCCTCTATATAAGCATTTTCAATGTGTATATTAGTTAATTTAGCAGATTGGGTACACACTCCAAATAAACCTGCATAATAAATATTTGTGACCATTTTTAAATTTCTGATTTTCCAGCCACCGCCATCATAGTTTCCCATGAAAGTTGGGCTTCCAAGCATTGGATTGCCGATTGGTAACCATTCCACACCAGTTAAATCAATATGAGCATTTTGTCGATAATGATAAAAAGGATATTCCATATTTTTGATACGTACATTCATCAAATCTTCGGCAGTTTCGATAATAAATGGGTCTTTCTCCGTTCCTTTTCCTCCACTAAACATTTTCTTCCACCCCAATTCTACCAACTGCTTGTACACTTATTTTTACATTCTCATTATTGATATTGTTTTTTAACGCAATTTCAATGCCGATTATTTTTTCATCTTCTGTAATAGCTGTCCAAGTTTCTTTAATTACATGAGTGCCATCATACATTCCGATTCCTGTAACGACAGATATAAGTTTATCGTATGTGTTTTCAAACATAAATGTTGCTGCTCCTGCTGTCACAGTCTCGTACTCTAAATAATCCTGTGGCCCTAAAGGGTCTAGTGGCTCATTATCTCGCTGTGTAAATCGTACAGCGTATTGTGCACGCCTATGTTGCGATGGATTAAATTCTCCGCGCTCAACTTCTAACACTTCAATGTACATATACATAACCGCTTTGCGTGGGAACGTCCAATTTTTAATGCTGTCATATTCTCTACTGGTCGCTACACCTTTATTGTCGTAGGTTGTGATATATATTTTGTAAGTGCGATAGTCACGTTTTAGGGTAATACTTAAACCTTCTAGCTCTTCTAATTCTTCATAAAATATTTCGCATTGTATTTCATTTAATGCTGGACTTGGAGTTACCTCAAAGCCGCTTAAATTTAAGCACTCTACTGCCCCGATTTTACATGAATATAGTGGCGCAATGGGAACTTGTTCAAATTTCACGCCATAGTGTACTTGTTTATGTTGTGCTGGATCAAATTCTGCGTTTGATTTTTCTTGCACAGTCACTAGCAAGTATTCAGCATTCAATCGTGGTAGTTTCCAATTTGCTAGTTGGTCCTTTATTGCGTCATAATCATATGTTGTAGTGTTACCCTCACTATTATAAATAGTGATATAAGTTTTATAGTTGCTATATTCACGATTTAATGATAATTTGACACCTGCATTTTCTTCCATAAGGTTGTAGTTAATAGTATGCTTGAAGTCGTCTATTTCGATATTTCCGTCCTCTGTATCAACTGTTGTATTGGATGCCAATAAATTATGCCGCCCAACCTTAAACTCTCGTAACGGCTCAATATAGGCTTTGTTAAACTTAATACCATAGTCGCGCAAGTTGTGTTGAGCTGGATTATAGCTTTCTAGTGGCACTTCGCTTACAGTAACGCTAATTGCCTGCATTTTTGGCTTGGGTAGTTCCCACGTGCCTATCGAACTGGCTACATCAGATAATTGATATTCTACATAAGTATTATCTTCATACCATTCTCCAATATACACATAATAATTACTGTATTGAGATTTAACAGCGAGTGACATACTTTTTTTCTCGCCTTGTATATAGTAATTGATGTTAGCTGAAATACCATCAGGTAATACTTCGTCTTCATCCAGTTCTATACCGCTCAACTCCATACAATTGACATCACCAATTTGCCATGTGCGCAAAAAATAGTTTGCTGCTGGGTCTTCCTTTTGTTCCTTATCTTCATCTTTTTCATTTATTACATTGACTATATCGCGCATCACTTGCCCAACGTCTAATTTAGGGATTTGCTTAAACATCGGGTTATAACGTTTTGCTACAATACGCTCCAATGCATCAATAGCTAAATCTGTATCAATAATGCGCACCGTATCGCCAATATCCGCACTAGCAATAGCAACATGATAATGCCCCGACATTTTAGAAAAATCTATAATATCTACTTCGTGTGCGTACTCAATATAAAAATCATCGTTTAGTGTAATTTTTTGTGATACGCTACGCACATTCTCACCTACGCGCAACTCCAATCCTTTATTAGCTCCACGTCTGCCCCAAATATATATATTAAACTTGTTATACTCTACTTCTAAGCCATTTTGTCGTGCGAACTCTTGTATACGGCTTCTGCCGCCTTTTGCGCTTGGTCTGTAATAAAAGTAGCCTGCTACATTTGTTCCAATCGTAAATTGATTTATGCCGTCCCACATTTGTGATATGACTTGATATATGTCACCTTCATAAAATTCTTCCATTGCCTCGCCATTTTCATCAACAGGAATATACGGGGCTAGAGAAGGATTATTTAGCTTATAACTAATATGTTCTAGCGATATTTTAATAGACTTACTATTGTCGCGTTGCTTGTCTATATCAGCAATCATAAAGTAGTCATTGTCTATTTCTAACATGTTCGGATATTGCAAAAATGATGGAAAAGTATTTTCAACTATTTCAACATCAGCTATATATTGATTGTTTATTACTTCGTATATTTCCACGTTTTTTATATTACTTAGCGTACCAACAACTGTAAGCGATGGATTTAAAACATTGATAGTATAGCTCATGTCACCACCACCATATCAGGTGAACATCTAAATGTTACCCAAAATAAGCCTTCATTTACTATTTGCTCAATTGTATCAACATTTGTTAACTTAGCCATGTATGCATAAGATGGGTCATTATCAAATATTAATTGCTCTTTATTGGCTGACTTAAAATAAGGACGTATAGCGCGTAATGCATCGTAGTATGATTGCCCTTCTTGTGGTGTAATTAAAAATTGTATTCTCAATTCTATATCTGATTCACTGTTATCACCAATAACAATATCACCATTTATTTTAGGTAACTTGATATACTCGTCACAAAATTCACCAAACAAGGGGCGTTCGGTGTCCATGACCTCTAACCCCATCGTACTGCAATGAATGCCTTTAAAACTCATGTCGTTCATTTTAACGCCCCTTTCTATCTCGTTGTTGAATAGTGAATAGTTCTCTTGCAAGTTTGTGAATATCTGCTTCCTCGCGAATATTAAATGTTGCACCTTCCATCATGCGTTCGTAATTATATATATTTGTTGGTCCAGCTTGTTGCGCTCCCGATGCTGCAAATATCGCATCCCCAATACTTCCCAATACACGTTCGTTAAGTGGTAATACTGCCTCTGGTCCAGCTTCCCCTACACCTCGTAATCCTCTGCTTGTATTAAATAAAGTAGGTTTACTAAAAACAGCCCCCTTTGCGTGCCATTGTATATCAATTTTAGGTAGACCTTCTCCAAACCAATCAAGTGGATTTATACTACCCTTTAAGCTGAATTTCGGTACTTTAAGTTTCGGCCATTCAAAGTTAAATTTGAAAAATCCTTTTATTTTCTCGATGGCGTCTTTCACTGCATCACGTGCACTTTCTATTGGTGATTTAATAGCATTGTATATCTTGTCCCATGTCCCCTTAACAGTGGACCAAACGTTATCAAAAATATCTTTTGTTGCTTTTTTAATATCTTCCCAATTGTCCTTAACAAATTTAACTGCAACGCCTACGGGTGATGTTATGGCAGCAAGTATCAAATCCCAATATTTCTTCACAAAATCCCAAATTGCTGTAATCGTGTCAGAAAATATTTTTTTGATTCCTTCCCATAAATCCGAGAAAAACTTAGATATTGGCTCCCAATATTTTATAATTAGCGTTGCTGCTACCGTTATTACCGTTACTGCCATTCCGATTGGTCCAGTTAGTAGACCAAATGCAATTCGTAAAGCTGGTAGTATTTTAGTTGCTAATCCTGTAATGACAGGTCCTATCTTACTCAAAACAGATGAAAGTCCACCTGTACCGAATAATTTTTGTACAAACCCAATCACTGGCGATAAGGCAAAAAATGCTCCAGTTAACGTCCCAATTGCACCAACAACGCCTACAATTAATGAAGTTATTTCAGGGTTTTTAGCTGCAAAATTAGCAATTTGTGATATGACTGCTGCTAATACACCCATTAACGGATCTAGGGCTTCTCTAATTTGATTGATAGCATTGGCAATTTCAATATAAGGATCTTCCTCAAAACCTTCTTGAAGTTCATTTACACTTTGTTGCGTTTCTTCCATTTGTGCTAAAGCTTCGTCTGCATTCATAATCGAATTCACGATGTGTTCGCCCTGATCTTCCCACATCGTACCGAAAATTTCTGTTCCAATGGCGTTTCTTAACGTAGCATCCTCTATACTAGCTAGCCACGCCACCATGTCTTCAAATGCTTTTGAACCTTCCTCTCCACCTTCTGCTATCGCTCTCCCGAAACCTTCAAGTTGATTAAATACCGCTTGAACGGCTGCGCTATCTGGTGGATTCTTAGCTAGTTCTAATTTTTCTTTATTCATCTCTTTAAATGAATCTAATTCTGCCTTATGAGCTTCTCGTACCGCATTCATTTCATTAGACAGCCGTTCACTTAATGCGTTTTTACGTGCATTATGTTCTTCGCGCAATGACGATAATCGAGCTTGATTCACTTCACGCAAAGCATCTATTTGTGCTTTATTCGATTCACTTAATGCCTTTAGTTCCTCTTGCTTTCGTTGTTGAAAATCTTCCTTAATAACGCTGTGACGCTCTTTCATTGCGTCTTTTTCGTTATTTATTTGCTCTTTTACTTGCTCTTTACGTTCATCTGTTTCAGATTTGAGCGCGTCTTTTTGAGCATCAGAGGCTTCTTTCACGTTATCTTTTTGAGATTTCAAATTATCAATTTGATTTTTACGTTGCTCACGTGTCGCTTCCAATTGTAATTTTTCTTCAAAATCACGAATGGCTTTATCTGCTTCTTGACGTTCCGCAACTGTTTTCGCATTGCGCGCTTTTGTTGCTAGTTCTGCGCGTTTTTCAGCAGTTTCTTTCTGTTTAATCGCTTTATCTTCTGCATCTGTTTGAGCATTTAATGCATCAATTTGAGCATCTAACGCTTTCAGTTGATTGTATTTATCTTCATCAATCAACTTCATTTTTTCTAAATACTCTTTATCAATGATTTTTATTTTTTCTTCTGATAATTTTTCAAAATCACGAAGCTCTTTTTCAAGTGATTTTTCAAGCTCTTTTTGTTGCTTTTCGTAATTTTTTACAGTCGCATCATAACTAGCACTTAATGATTTTTCTAATGCTTTTTGTTGTTTTTCATAGTTTTTTGATACTGCATTAAATTCATTACTTAATTGCTTATCTAAAGCACTCTGTTGCTGTCTATGACTTTTAGCTATTGCATTTGTTCGGTTATCTAATGACTTTGATAAAGCAGCTTCTTGTTGCGCCAAGCCTTTTTGCATAGCCGATAATTGTTCGTCAGATATTTTTTCGGTTGTTCCTACAGCCTCACGTACAGCGTCCTTCATTCCAGTTGTAAGCTCAACGCCCATTTCTGCTGCTCGAACACGACCTTCTTTCAGACCATCCAGTAAGTTATCAATATTCCAACTACCACTAGCAACAGCCGCAGCCATAATGCCCTGTATCTCTTTTGCTTCAAATCCCGCGCGTTGCAATTGTTGTCCATACTCTGCAATAATATCTAACTGCTCTGGGGGAAAACCGACACGTAATAAATTATTTACTAAATCTAGTGCTGCTTGGTCTGATATTTTTAATTCTTTTCCTATTTCATTCGTCTCTTGAATTAGCTCTATAAAGTCGATGCCGTCATACGCTCGTGCTATAGCCGCAGCGCCTTTTACCACTTCGGCATTTGCCTCGTCTGTTGCATCTCGATTTAAAGCCCATTGACGTCTAACGCCTTCTAGTGCTTCCTCTGCCCCTACTCCAAATGACTGTACATCTCTCGTTACTTGTCTGATACTTTCTTTTGATTCATCAGACACAGCAAATGTTAAATCAATTTTAGTATTTAAACTGGCAGCATCTAATGATTCACTGATTGCTGTTGACATACCTATTGCTGCTGTCGCCGCGCCTGCTAGCGCCTCACCCATATCCCTTATGCTTGTTGTTGCCTCTTCTGTCTCTGCGCCTAAACGCTCTAAATCTCTTCGAATTTCTTCTATATTTGAACCATCTAAACGCGCTAAAACCTGTCTGACTTCGTTAATATCTGCGCCAGCTCCTACTGCTGATTGAGCAATGCGATCAAAAGCTCTGTTTAAATCATTTGCATTCGCTGTTCCATTTTGAATAGCGCGTGTTAAATCACTACCCAACAAATCCGTAAAATCGTTTAAAGAGCGCCCTGTTGTTTGAAACAAAGCACGTAATTGATTAAAAGCATTTTCTTGCGTTTGTACTGCTTGGCGCGTTTCCGTCATGGAGTTCGCCATTTGCTGCTGTGCAATACGCGCTTGCTGTAATTGAGCTTCTAGTTGTTGTACTTGCCTAGAGTTTTCTCCATAAGCCGCCTTTGCCGCTTGTAACTGTGCTGCTGTTTCTTGTGTTTCACGTTGCATAGCAGCATGAATCGCTTCTAAACTTCTCAATTTTGCATTTAATTTATCGGATTCAGTGGCTGTATGCCTCATTTGTTCTTGCTCTAAACGCATAGCTTGCTGTAATTGCTTGATTTCATCTGCTGTAGTACGTGTCACATTATTTAATGCACGTAACCCATTTTGTACCGTTTCAACACTCGCGCCACTATCTAGCTGCGACAAAACCTGTCGCAATTCTTGTACATTTACTGCCGAGTGTTGTGTTGTTTGAGCAATTTGATTAAACGCTCTATCTAATTGATTAGCATTGGCTGTACCCGCTTGAATAGCACGTGTCAAATCTCGTCCTAGAACGTTTGAAAAATCCTCTATAGATGTATTTGTAGCTGTAAATAAATTTTGCAATTGACGCAAAGATTTCGTTTGGTCTTCTTGTGCTTGCCTTGCTCTTTCTAAAGCTTGCTGCTTTGCTGTAATTGCATTAGCTGCTTGTTGTTCTGCGATTTGCGCACGTTTTAATAACTCTTCATAACGTTTTGCTTCAACGGAGTTTTCCCCCCATTGGTCGCGTGCACGTGCTAAAGCGGCTGCTGTTTCAGCCGTTTTCCTTTGAGTAAGTTCATATATTTTTTGCAATCCATTTAAACTAGCTTCTAACTTTTCTGATTCGGTGGAACCATGTTTCATCTGCTCTTCTTGCAACTTCATTTCTTGACGCAATTTTTTCGTTTCATCATTCATGCCCTTCACTGCATTGTTAAACTCTTGATTAAATGCTTTGAAGGTTATTCTCACTTCATTATTGTTATTGTTCGCCAAGGTTACACCTCCGCATTGCGCCATCCATCAAACGCCAGCTTGTTGTCATAGATGCGCTCTACTGTAGCAACTGGTGCGTTCCAGAATGTTTCCGCGTCAATATTTGCTAAAAGTACATAAAGTGTGTAACGGTCTTCTACGTGTTGCACTTTTAGCGGCGGTGCTTTTTTTTCTTTTGACCTGTTTGACTTGACGGTTTAGTAATTTTTTTCGTTTCTTTTTGTAAAGCCGTAGCAAACTCGTTATTGCCTGCTAAAAGACCAACGATTAAATTTGCATAAATTTTGGTCGTATCAGTTAATTGGTAATGGTACAGTTCTAAAAATTCATCAAACGTCAAACCTAAATTTTTATTAGCACCTAGTACGCCAAGATAAATTACGGACTGCATTCGTTGCTCATCCAATACCTCCATAAATTCAGATGCCTGTTTTTCCTCATCTACGCCTTCAATTTGCTCTTTAGACAATATTTCCAGCCCTTTAATTTTTAACAAATCCTCAAATAAACTCGATTCTAAAATTCCCATATCATAGCCACGTTTAATTGCCGCATTTGTTAAAAATGCTGGATGCCTTTTTGTACTAACAACTTTCTTTTCCCATCCCCCATCAACTTCCACAAATTCAACTTCGCTTAATTCCACTGTTTCGATTTTCATACAAATTCCTCCATTTGTTTTAGTCAAATAAAAAAGCACCTCATGCAAAATCTGCATAAGGCACTTCTTAAATACTTAATTTTATTAAGGCGTGGGTACTTGCTCAACCAATGCTCGATTAAACTGCGTATGCCATTGTTCCGCTATTTCTTCATCTTCTAATTCGGCTGTAATTGCTTCATAGTAAAATTGATTTTTTACATCGGCTGCTGCACTAAATGTTAGTTCGACCATCGCTAGTTCTTCCTGCGATGTATCAATATTTAGCGTCATACCTGTTGCGCTAGATGCATTAGGGAACGCGATTAATTTTGTTAATTCTTCAAAATCATCTACTACATCTGCCGTAAATACAAAATCAGAACCAATAGAATTAGCTCCATAGCTGTATACGCCATCTTTTAACTCCGCATTCGATAGTCCAAAAATGTCACGTAATACAGCCACTTCAATATGAGCACTCACTGTTACATTTAATTTTGTTGTTACCGCTTTTTCCTTTTGTACAGCACGACCACAACGTTTTGTTAACATCGTTGTTTCTGGCTCCACTGATAAACTACCAACGCAACCAAATTTCGTTCCTGTTTGTTGTACACCTCCTTTTTTAAATTGAATTGAAGCATTCTTGATATTCCATGCGTCAAACTGTTCAATAACTTGTTCTGGCATTATAAGCCCTCCCTTAATAAATTATCTAAGCCTTCGCTTAGTTCTTGTAATATTTTTGGCGTTGCTCTTTGCATCGCTCGACCACTAAAATTCTGTTCAATTAAATTACTTGGTCCCCTACCTTCATCGGGGAAAACCAAGTAGCCGAAACTACCTTTTTTATTAGCTGCTCCGCCTTTGGATTTCAAAACAAATTGTAAATGCGGTGTTTCGAATGCATACCATTTACTATGTTTAGCATGTTTACTATTTCTTTTGGAAACAGGTATTAAATTTGTCATTTCGTGCGTTGCTATTTCTAGCCCTTTCGTGTGCAAAATACGATTTATTACACTTTCAGCATCATTCGGCAGTGACTTTATTTTTTCTTCTAAACCTGTGATATCACCATATTCAATCATAGCTCTCATGTTATACACCTCTGCATCACGATAGTTCGGTTATACATAAAGATAATTCGATCAACAAAACTATCTGTATCTTTCCGTTGTAATCGTTGTTTACCTATACGCACCAATGTAAATAACTTATTTTCTGGTAGCGCTTCGACAATATCAATAATGCGTTCGTCCAAGTCAGGCAAGTTTTCAGAATAATAATAAATAGCAATATCTTGTGTGAGTGTTTTTTTATCATCATTTTTTATGAAGTCACCAGTTGCATACACAAAAAAATGATGTCCATTTTTTTTAAATCTCTCTTGTTCATCTTCGGCTATTTCATCTTCAAAAATTAGTAAATCAAATGTTTTTAATGCTGCTAGCATTTCATCAATTTGTTGATTCATTTTCTGTTTCGTTCTGCTCATACGTACCCACCTCCTGTAAAAGAAAGTATAAGTATGATTTTTCTTTATTTTTATCAACTTTTATTACGTCATACTCTATTTCATTCACAACCACTTTTAGCTTATTTTTACTAATTCCTCTTAAGTTTGGTGGATATAATGTGCGTACTTTTAAAGATAAGATGCTGTTCATCGAGTGGGCAAATGAATAATCTTCATCGCGACACGTCATTTCTTCAAAAGCCAATTTTCCAAGCGGAATGAATATTTCTCCAATCCGTTTTCCACGCTCCGAACGTTCTGTTTCCTTTTTTCCATATTGTAGAAAACCATCGTTCAGCTTATCACGAATTTTCTTGTTCGCCATTTTCACCCCTCTTTTCTCTTTTCTAACGCCACATCGAGTATTAACCTCTTTAATTCTTTGTCAAAATTTAGTTCGAACTCATCCACAGCATTGTTATAAACATATCTACACCGTTCATACAGCAATTCGGTTTCATCGTCCTCTGGACCAAAAGAAAAAGACTTACCCGTCAATCGTTTGAAGTAAGCCTTTGCTCGTTTTATAATTTTTTCTAAGTCCGTATCTTCATCATCCCACGTAATATGCAGGCGACTTTTTAAACCTGTGAGTAATTCATCCATAATTAATCACCGCTTTTCAATGCGTTTTCCGCTTTAATAGCCTCTTCTTTCCCCTTTACTTTTGAACCATCTGACAATTCATAACGCCCCGCTCCAAGATGCTTAGGAAAATCATTTTTCTCTACTCCCAAATCATTCTTACTTTCCTCGTTTTCTGCTGGTTCCTTAAATTCCGTTACATCTGCCAAAAAGATTTTTTTATATTTCGGATGTATACCCGTTAAAAAGTATACACGCTCTTCCTTTGCTTCATATCCTTCTGCTGGATATACGTCATCTGCTTTATAATGATGGTTATTGTGCTGTTCTTCGTTAAATTCATTTACAACTCTTGCTGAAATATTGTCCATATGTGTTCCCTCCCTTATTTACGGTGTTGGTATTTCGTTACCTTCATCGTTGTTTTGGTCGCTGTCAATACTTATATTAGTAATATCAAATACTGTAAATGCATCATTGTCTAATGGTTGACCATTGATTAATTGACGTGTTAAGTATAATCGTTGGTCTTCAATCATACGAACATGGTCTGACGATTCTAATGTTGCTGTTCCCGCCCCTAACCAATAGTCTTTTGGTTTACCACTAACCATTCTATTTAACGGCATTGCTGGCGTTTTGATAATTTCTAAATCTGGTACAGGGAAATTACCAAACATCCATACGCCATCGTCACGCTGTTTAACCCCGTATGCGAATAACTTATCATAGAAGTCAAATGGATTAATCATTAACACTACGCCTTGTGCATCACGTGTTCCGCCACGTGTTGATGGAGCTAGAATTTTCTTCCCTACTTCTAACGGAGTAAATGCTACCAGTTCTACAGTTGACTTTTCTGCATACACGCCGCTAACTACAGGAGCATCCATATCGCGCATCATTCCGATAGGTTGTTTATTTCCATTTCCATTTACAATGACACTTTCCAACTCTGTTGCTACTACTTCTGCGATAATTGCACGTACATAACGGTCTAACCATTCTGGACCAAGTTCGAACATCGCTTTGCACACCACTAGAAAACCACTTAATTTGTACGCTTTTGCTTCAATTGTTCTGAATCCACTGTCAACCATTTCTTGTATCTCATCGCACACATCGCCCCAATATGCCGTTGTAGCTCCTTCTTTGCGTAAAACCCATTGCGTTGTAGCTCCCAACGGAGAAAAGTTAATGCGTGATAGTAATACATGGTCCTGTGCTAAATCTTCAAATACACGCTCGTAGACAGTTGGGGGCATTAACTTTAATACTTCATCAAATGATTCTACTTCGATTGCTTGGCTGTAGAATTTACGCTCTTCGTTTGTTAATTTACGAACACCACGCGATGCTAATACTGATTCATCCCATTGCATTTCTGTTGCACGTTTTGCTTCGCGAATTGTGGTATTCATCATGTCTTCATAGTAAGCTGCATTATTCATATACTGCTCAACGATTCGTTGTGCGACTTCCGTTGCATCACCATTTTCAAATGCTAATTTTAAGCCAGCTATTTGCTCTTCCATATTGAATTTTTTTGGTTCATTATCTAAATTTTTAATTGTCATTAAAATGACCTCCTTATTTTTTCAAAATAAAAACGCCTACTCATTTGAGCCGCGCTTGAATTTATTTAATACAGTATTTTGTTGTAATGGCTGTTCTGGTTTATGTTGCATAAACTTTGCCAGCACATTATTTTTGTATTGCTCCGCATTTAATTTATTTTCTTTTGGTTGTTGGACATGTTCAGATAACTCTGTAGCAAATCCAATCGCCAACGCTTCATGTGCCGTAAACCACGTTTCATTTCTAACCATCGTTGCAATTTCATCTCGTTCAACTTTAGCTTTCAGCATATAAATATCAATTGCGCTTTGTGTCATTTTTTCTAAAACTTTAGCTTCTTTTAATAATGCGTCCTCATCTCCATAAACAAATGTAGAAACAGGATGTATCATAACCATTGAGCCAACACCCATAACCGTATTATCAGATACCATAAGCATTAAAGATGCCGCCGAACATGCAAAACCATCTACATATGTTGTTACCTGGCCAGAGTATTTAAGTAGTCGATTTGCTATTGCAATGCCTTCTGACACATCGCCCCCTGGACTATTAAGGTGAATGATTATATCGTTTCCTTTTGCATCCTCTAAAACTTGTGCTACCCGTTTTGCTGAAATTGTATCACTCCACATCGAAGAAGCAAAAATACCGTACATTGTAATTTCAGTTAGCTTTTTTTCTGCGTTATGATTCGCCTCGAAACGATATTCAATTTCTTCTAGTTGTTTCATATATGCCTCATTTTGATAATTTAAAAAATGTCTTATCAATGCATTATTCATTGTCATTCACCCCCTTTCAATGCTTGTTCAATCGTTTGGTAATTTTTAGTTATGTGTCGAATGTTTGCAATAGGTTCATCTACTTTTTCACGCCCCATTTCTTCAAATATTTCATTCAATGTGAATCCAATCGCAAATAACTTATCTAAAGCTGGTGCTATATCTGTTATGTCAGAAGCTTTAACTTTTGATGTATCAATTTTCATATATGTCCTGTTTAAATATTCCTCTTTTGTATACGCTTTTCGGTTAAATTCATCTTCCATCATTTCTGCATTTGGTTTTAGTGCAAACATAATAAAGCTTTCCACTTGCCCCTCTAAATCTGCTATATCACCTTTTAGGAGTCCTCTTGGGGTGTGAAAAGCCATTGCTACATAATTTATAATATCATCTACTAAATTACTAATATCTCTACTGTCGATTGTTAAGCCTGCTTTGGAATCTGACATATCATTAAATTCATAACCATTCTGCAATTGAAAAGCTACACTTTTTTTGTTTGGGTCAAACCAATTTTTCAATTGTGTTTCAAACATGTTATCTATTTCTTTCTGTATTTCATCATCTTGTGCTCTTAAAAAATCTCCAGTTATTAATACACGTTTATTATTCTTTAGTTTGTAATAACTTTTAGCAGCTTCAATCATTTTGCCATGTGAAGTATATAAATCATTAATAACATTTAAAATGTTTTCATCTGTTAATTTCAAGCGAATTACTTCTGATTCTTTTTTCGATTCTTTCAATGCGTAACCACTAATAACAATATCCGAATACACATTTTCTACGAAAGCATATTCTTTTACATCAAAACTATCTGCTATATAAAAATTATCATTTTCCATCACAATCAAACATTCTTTATCGTAAATAAATTTTCGAATTGCCTTATGAAAAAACGCAGTCGCATTTTGATTTTGATTAGGCTCTACATTTAATGCATAATACATATTCCCTACAAATACTTTGCCATCCTTATAGGTTTTTATTTCACACCTACTTAAAGCATTCGCTATTAAATTTACACATGTTTCAATAGCTAATTTTTTATAGTAATATTCCTCTGATAGTTCATGGTAACAATCTTTTAAACTCGTTAATTCACCATTTTTAAAAAATGACTTTACCCAACGCCATAATCCCACTTCAACACCCCCTAATAGCTATACGTCTTAATAGCACGTTTTACATTTTCTTTTGTAATAACTTTGGCAACTAATATTTCATCTGCTCTCCACATCCCAGTTACAAAACAGTCAAAACCATCTGTTTTTCTACGAATTGGCTCTTTTTTTGTATATTCTTTATTCCCATCTTTTTTTGTCACCACAAGTACGTTATTAGTGTACCAACGCATTAATGGATTATTACCAAACATAATTTGATTATTAGCAAATGCTGTTTCTATTCTTGGCGCTAATAATGCATCTGCTGCTTTCGGATTTTTAATAACTTCAATTTCAAAACCTTCATTTTCTAAAGCAGTTCGTACTAAATCTGCTCTAAAGTTATCAATAATAATTTTCTTGATTCGATATTCTTTTCGAGCCTCTACAAAATAGTGTACTATGTGCTCAATGTTAATTGTTGGCTCATCAATAACAGTAAGTAGCCCTTTTTCTTTCCATTCGCGAATAGGTGCTATTACTCGTTTTTCATCATCTTCTTTACGTTTTTTAGAGTAAGAATAAAAAATGTCCGCAAATTCCTTACGAACAAATGAATGTGTTTTAAATGCATATTTCCCTTCTGGTCTAAATAATAGCCCACATGCTGCAAAATCTCGAATACTAGCAAAATCTAAACAACCAATGCATTCATGCCCTCGTAAATCTGGTATTTCCTCTTTAGTAGCTGCCTCGATTTCTTCCCATGTTGCTACAGATGTTTGTAAGTCTGTTTCAGGGCAGTTCATACGTTTTGTCATAAATTCAGAACGATTTGAAGGGTCTTCCTCTAAGTCGTCATATTCTTCATAAATTGTTTCAAATAACCCTTGTGCATACTCACTTCTAGGTTCTGATAGCATCGGATTAGCTTTTTCCCATAGTTCTGAATTGTCAACTTCCCTTTCATCATCTAACTTACAAATAAAAGGGAATATAGCATTAATTCTAGCTTTACCAGTTAGCACATTCATTGCACGTTCTTTTAATTTGTCTAAAAATCCATCTCGAATATAGCCATCTGTTCCAATATAAAATTCTCTCGGATTCGGTTTTTTCCCTAATCCCGAAATGTGCACACGTACATCTTTATTTGTCTCAAAATAATGTATTTCATCAAATACTACTGCCCCATCTCGCAAACCATCTTTTGTATTCCCATTAGATGTCCGATAAGTAAATACACTATCAGTTAATTTCGAAATTATTCTTGTAGCTGTAGCTTTAAAATAACTACTTAAAACGCTACTTCTTTTAATTGTTTTTTCCGCCTCTTCTACGGATGTTTTCGCTTGGTCCTCCGAGTTTGCCACAACCGAAATATTGTATTCTTTTATGCCATGTAAATCACTAATCAGAAAATTACAGACCACTGTTATTAAACCGTTTTTCCCACCACCGCGCCCTAACATCCATAAAAACTTTCTATAAAAAACTCGGTCATTTTTTTTATAAAATAAAAAGATGAAAGCAATTAAGAATTTTTGATAAACATTCAATGGGAAATACCATTTTTCCCCGAATTTTATACAATCCTCAATCATTTCATCATTAAAATATAAATCGTCACGTGACAGTACATCACGTTCCAAGTATTCAATTAATAATTCACGTTCTTTGTTAAATTTAATTTTTCCTTCTCGGTAAAGTTTAATATATTCTTCTACGTATTTTTGTTTCAGCATATTAAGTTAAATCAGCTTTACTGTTGCTGTTGCCACTGTTTACATTTTGTATATTCAGTGGTTTATCTATACCTAAATCTTTACCGAGCGCAATGATTGACGCATTAATTTTATTCTTTTCTGCGATTGCTGGGTTGGGTTTCGTGAATTTTTGTGAACCATTTTCAGTCGTAATCATTACACCAAATTCAGTAATTGCTTCATCCAGCATATAGTATATTTCCACTAAATTTATATAGCGCTCCACTTTCTCAATTTCTACATTACTATCTTTGTTCGCTATCTTCATTAGTTCTTTTTTGATAGCATTTAATTTCCTTTTATTCATTCCCCCACCCCCCTTACGCGAGAAAAGACAAAAAAACTTGCGAGTACATAACCCCTCCCGTTGAACAGTCCCCTAAATAAAAGTCGAATTTTTTTAAGGGGGGGTGTCTATTTTATATATTTCAAATGCTTGTCTGCGTAATCAATGATGTAAAATATTTCTTCGTTCGTTATTCGCAACACTTTGATTGTTAGAGCTAATTTTCTTTCCTCTATCAATTGTCCACGTACTTTGTCTACAGTCATATGCTTGCACTTACGAGTGTTTACACAGTCACGTATCTGTTTGTAACGCCAATATGCATACTTATTAAAAGCGTTGAGCATGTCACGCTCACCTTTTGTAATTGAAGCATTTATTTCATCTGTATCAAATGACCATCCACCATTTTTAATAAGCATTCTTAACCTCTGTATCTGGCACTCTACCAAACTCTACATTCCACGCACCTTTTGTGATTTTCTTTATTTGTTCTGGGAAAGCAGCACATAAATTCCTGTCAATATATACGTACCTTAATGCATCTAAATTACGTGAACGAATACTTTTAAACGCAACTTTTTTATATTTCTTTTTTAATTCTCTAGCCGTTTTAATATCTGCAACAAATATTGTCATCCTATCTAGCTCTAACGCTTCATTGAAGGTCATTCCATTACCACCTTTCTATTACATTTGAAAGCAATGACCATATGCCTTAATCAATAATCGTTCACAATCTCTGTATCTGGCACATTACCATAAATCACCTTTGCTTTTACTGCTCGCTCCATCCGCTCTAACATATCGTAATTATCAAAGTAAAGTTTTTGATCCACATATAATTTTGTTAGCCCGTAAAGTTTTTCTGACATCATGCCAATACCAATGCTTTTAAATATATCTTTTTTATATTTTTTCCTTAGCTCGTATGCTATTTGTGCATTCGCTACAAGAATTGTGTATTCTTGCTCTACAGCTTCCTCAAAGGTCATTTTGTTACCACCTTTCATCATTTGTGAATTTATTTGTTTGTCCATATCGCTTTATCATTTCGTCTTTGCCATCTGCCTTGTTGTGACAATCGACGCATAAATATTCTAAGTTATCTAATACAAGTGCTAAGTGCGGATGTGTCTTAACAGGCTTTATATGATTGACGTCCATTTTTGTTGGTTTACCACGCTCGTTGATTGTATTGCGTGTAGTTACATTTCCAAGCTTTTTACAATGCTGACACTCTGCATTGTCACGCTTTATAGCTTTCTTACGTAACGCTCTCCATTCTTTGCTTTTATAAAACTTCATTAGTTCGCCATCAGCGATAAATTGAAGTAACTGTTGGTTACGTTCTGTTGTAGTATGCATTTCTTTCATCCTTTCAAATGCATAATAAAAGGAACTATCCAAAATAAATGGATAGCTCCTATGCATTCATGAAATTCCTACACTATCATTATAGCATGAAATGTATGCCCTATTGTTGCCCCAAAAACGCCCTAGCTATTCTAGCTTTATACCATAAATGCCGAACAACAAAATAGCTAACCTCTCTGCAACATTGTTAATTATTTTGTATACACTGCGCTTATTAATACTATAACGCTCTGCAACTATGTCACTTTTCTTTTTTTCGAAATAATACATTTTAACTATTTCAAAATCTCGTGCATTATTTTCTTGTTTATAAATATATTCTAATGTGTCCAATGCTCTATCAAGGTACTGTATCATTGCTATTGTAGTTTGCGATGTTTGTTTGATTGATTTTACAATGTCCCCACCAAACTCTATTAAATTTATAATATTTTCTTTTTCTGAAATCATTAACTTAGGAACAGATACTTTCGCTTTATAATCTACTTTTTCTACATAAGTTTTTAGTTCGTCATAATGCTTCAGTAGTAACTTTGCATTGTATAGACGTTTGTTATATTCACGCGCATTTACATTAGCTTTTGTTTCTTCATATGTTTTAATTGCTTGCTGTGCTGCTATTTGAGATACTCTGTCAATAGTTTGTTGCTCTAAAAGTTCTTGTTCCATTGTTTATCACTCCTTACGGTTAATACTTGCTTCTCTGTTAAATCCAGTCGGATAACGCTTTTTAAGCTTGTCTATGTTGGCTTGCGCTATATCATTTAACTCTAAGCCTGCCAACCGCGCAATGTTTGCTAAGTACCACAATACATCCCCTAGCTCTTTCTTCACTTCTACATTATTTATGGTATGTCCATGAAATATTGCTTTTTTAATTAAATCAGCAACCTCCCCAGCTTCTCCTGCAATGCCTAATCCATAGTTTACTAGCTCGCCTTCATGTTCATTTGCTGTTCTTGCAGCTAATTCTTGATATTCGTTAAAATTCATTTTATTTTTTCTCTCCTTTTTCATTTTCTTGGAATTAGTGGTTTTGATGGTCTTAAATTTTTCGGCATTTTTCTATATATTAATAGTGCTAATGTTTTTTCACTTGAATTTAAATCAGCATAAAACCTTCGTTCAACTCTTTTTAGCGTCCATGCACTCGGTTTTACTTTAATTGCTTTACTAGCAGCGTCCCTCGCTCTTCTTAATTTGCGCAAACTTTTATAACGTGCTTTTCGTTCATACTTAATTAATGTATTCAAAATATCACCTCGTTCGGTCATTGTGTTTAGTGCTAGATAATATTGATTTTCGCTCTAAAATTTTGCCAAGCCTGTTCATCTAAGCTCAAGGCTGGCGAATCCAATTTCATTATTGATTCCGCTTGCAACTCATAACGATTATTGCATTTTAAACATCTAAAACGCTCAATTCCCTTGCTGACGTGATGAAAATAACAGTGAAATTCGGTTGAACCACATTCACATTTCATTACTGACGCCCCCTTCGTATAATGGTTCGAATGTTAACTTATTTTATTTGGACCCCATGTTGCTTATAATGATTTAGTGCATTCTCATGGGCATATCTAGCTGATGACCAAGCAATTTTTTTAATAGTTTCACTGTGGTCTTTTGCAAAATAAGCAAATCCCATTGAGTCACACGCATAGCGATATTGCCCATCTTCCGAATTATGTGAAGAACAATTTTCGTCTGGACAAATTGGCGCTGACGGATATTGCTCCCAGTAATAAAGCCCACAGTTGGCACAAAAATATTCTCTTTGCATGTTAATACTCCTTTCTTCACCAAATTGACATTATGTTTAATAGCCTTTCGCTACCAAAATATCTAATTCTTCTTTTAGATTGTTACAACAATCTTTCATGGTATAGCTCATATAAAACTTTCCATGTTTATTTTTATACGCTTCAATCACATCTTGAACTTGATATGAGTAGCCCATCGTTTTTATAAAATTTTCAACTTTTTCGTATGGTGATGGGAGCTTTTTTACAAATATCGTGAAATAAAACGTCAAAACATTGATATACCAACGCTTTGTTATATATCCGTTCCTGGCTTAAAGCTCCTTACCACAGTCACGGCAAATAGTGATTGTTTCATCTGTCCCACTAATAGAAATCGTTTCATTGTTTTCATGCTTACATGCCATCATTAACAGCTCCTTTCTTCACCAAATGGTCATTGTGCTTAACATTAGAGTATCTAATCCTGCGTACCTTTTCCTGTATTTCATTTAAAGTGTTAACAATAATCCAACCACTAGAATAAGATGGGCATAACACAATATTAGCGAAAGGATGAAAATACTTGAAAAGTGATGACTGTATTCCTGCTGAATCTTCTAGCAGTTTATGTCTACCTAGTAAGTCGATTAGACAAAAGACAATAATAGCTGTCCCCATTGATGAGGTGTTGCCTTCTAAAGAATTATCAGCCTATGGATA